TTCACGGTCCAACTCAGCAAATGCGCGTTCGCGTTCTTGACGCTCACGCTCCAATTGCTCCTGCCATTCGTTTTCCTTCTGCTTTAGAAGGTCACGAACGTCCATATCAGCTTCTGCCTTTGCTCGCTCTTCAGCGGCTCTGGCGTCTTCTTCCGCACGTTTTGCTGCAAGTTCTTCTTCACGTTGACGTTTAATCTCTGCAAGTTCAGACTTTAGTGCGTCAATCTGTGGGTAAAGCTTATCTTTTTCCTGGGTGCGTACCTTAGACAAATCCTCGTCCGTATAGAACTTGGTGTTTGTAGCTGGCGCATCAGTTGAAGATACCGATGTAGCAATTGACGCATCAGCGTCAGGCGTTGCTACTGTTGGAACTACTCCTGCTTCAGCTTCAAAAGCTTCGGCATTTGGTTGTGAATCTGTTGTACTCATGTATATCCTTAATTTCTCTAGGGCGTTTTCCGAATGTGTCTTTCGACACGTAGCACATATAGCCGCACGTTATGTTTTCAATATTAAGTTTTACGCTTTCTACAGCGTTTTTGTTGCTAAATATAAATTATTTTGTATAATCTTGTGGAACTTGTCTTTGTGGAAGACGACTTCCATAAGCTTCTGTCACTAGGCGAGTTCTAAGTTCAGACTCACCCATGCTCAAATTATCAAGAGTTTCTGGGTCAAGGGCTGGTCCAGCAGCCGCTGGTCCACCTGCCATAGGGCCAGGAGCAGCAGCACCTGGAGTAGCCCCGCCACCAGCAGTTGTGCCGTCAGCCGGAGCCATCTGGCCTGTAAGTGATGCGATTTCTTGGTCAACTTCAGTTTGAACAAGGCGTAGGGCACCATCAGCAACTGCATCGTCAATAAGTTCTTTACGAATTTCCTGAAGCTTAGACTCAGGGAACTCTTCACCAAGGTCACGCAAAGCACCAGCTTTAGACTGTAGACCAAGTGATAGCAATGATTGAACTTCGTTCAAAATAATTAGCTTGTCTAGAGGAAGTGGTGGAGGGAAGTGTGCGTATGTTCTGTAAGTCTCTGGGTCGTTAGGGTCAAGTTGAACCAACTGCTCAGGCTTTGGCATGGTGTCTACGTCTAGGTTAAGAGTAAATGTCTCTGGTTCTTTTAGTGCAAGGGTGCGAAGTACTAGTTCATTTACACGCTCAATACCATGCGCGTACTGCACAATCTTCTGGTGGTAGCGGTTCATCAAAGGCTGGAACATGATAGAAAGTGCAACACCGGAAGTGTTAGAAACAGGCATAGCCTGACCTAGAGCAGACTCAGGCACACCGGTCATTTCGTGCATTGACTTCTTTAGCTGTGCCATAAAGTCCATAGCGCCCTTTAGACCCTGGCCTCCACCTTCAAGGTTTTCAACACGAGCGTCCTTTGGCAGACCACCCCAAACCTTGTTAGCACCCTTTTCTAGCTGGCTAGCCTTAGCACCAATAATTACGGTAACAGGAGCAGCGTGATAGTTAATGATATCTGCAATGTCTGTAGCAGTTTCGTTATAGACACGGTTAATGCTAATCATTTCATTACAGTCAGATAGACCCCAAGGAGAACCTGATACGCGAACGTTAGCAATGTGAATAACTGGAATAATACCTAGAGGGTTTGGGCGAGAGTCAATCATTTCATCGTTGATGTACTCTTCAATAGTGTCTTCGGTAAGAATCTCAGTGTAAGTGTATACCTGACGAGTACCTTCTAGAGATGTTCCCCAGAAACGGTACTTTAGCTTAAATCTGACTAGTCGCTCACGGTCGTGAGGGTGAAACTCTGGGAAAGCAAAAGAAGAGTTAAGAGGTAGGATACGAACACGGCCTGGGTGGATACCGCCTACAGAATCTGTGTAAGCTTCTTCATAAGCCACCTTGATAAAGCAGTCACCAGATACACCGCCTTGCTGACCAATTTCCCAAAGCACAGTAGCCTTATTATTGTCTACTTCCCAAACACGCTCTAGAAGTGAAGGAACGATAGCTTCTGTGGCCTTAACGCTACGGAACTGGACACCCTTGCTAAATGTGAAGTTAATAATAAAATCAGTAAAAGCGCGGTAATAGTTCAGGATAATAGAAGGTTCACCAGCTTGGCGGCGGAAAGATGTGTGGTGACCTAGGTACATAGCCCAGTTAAGGCTGTAACGGTTTAGGCGAGGACCGTGAACCTCAAATTCTTCATCAGCAAGTTCTACAAGGCCCAGAGGGGAAATGCTGATGGTAAGGTCAGACGATGCGGCTCTATATGACGGTGGGGAAAAATCAATCGACATGCTACAAAGCGCCTTCAGTAAGTTTAATAGTAATTATAGTGTATCGCAAAGTTCGTGTGTTTTTTAGGCTTTACTATTTAGCAATTGGTTTAGTAACTTTTTTAGTTACTTTCTTATTTACGTCTTTTTGGATAGAGTTTTTCTGTTGCTCTTCTTTTTTATCCATAGCTTCTTGAGCGCGGTCACGCATACGTGGGTCTACTTCTTTTTGGGTATCCACAAATTGTCCGCCAAGTTGTATGTACTTGGTGTGCACCCAGTGAGCAGCAGCTGGAGAAGGATATTTAGCAAAACGAGTTTTTGCCTGGGTAGTAATCAGGTTCCAAAGACGCGGGTTTGCAGGGTATTGTTGGGGCGTCTCTTTTACTTCTTGACCCTTAACGAGAGCCATAATTCACCGCCTTATAAGAAGCTTAACCCCGCCCACCTATTAGGGCAGACGGGGTTAAACGCTAGAACCTAGTCCTGAACCTGAGCTGGGTTCGGGTGCTGCTGGCGTGAACCGTTACGAATAACCTCTTCGTATACGTTTGAACCGTGGTCCTCAAAGGCTGCGCCTGAGAACTCGCTTAGGTAGTCCTGTGACTCCACCCATGCAGCTGAACCAACGTGAGCGCGTTCGCTCATGGTTTCTTCAGCAGTCTTGGTGTGGACAGGGGCGTTGCGGTTTGGACGACCAGCAGCTGGGGTGTAACCCTGCTGTGCACCAAGAATGAACTGGTCTGGAACGTCTGTATCGGTTGCGATACCTTCTTCAAAACGAAGTGGTCCGCGCTGGCCAGGAGCTGCTGCAGCCATCTTACGGTCGTAAGTTAGTGGGGCACGCTCTGGGAACTGTGGGTCTGGTGCAAGTGACATTAATATCTCCTAATAAAAAGGTTGAGGCCTCTATACAAGTTTTATACTAAAACAGTATTTTTGCAGGATAAACACAAATTATCTGTAAAAAGGCGAAGAACTTACTTCTACGTTCGGCATAGTCAAATCCATAGTTAAACTACAAGCAATGGCTAGACTGTCGGCAAAGTCATCATGGGCATGGGCTTCTTCAGGGGCATGGGCAAGGAAGTTAGGGCCTTGGAACTTAACCTCAAGGTCAGTCATTTGCTGGTAAAAACGCTTCCATCTACGAAGTCCGCGAGTCTTAGCGTGCGCTGGCCAACCAATAAGACGGCGTTCAATCAATGTCTTTAAGTGCTTCCAACGCTTAGACTGTTCTTGCTGGCTACTTCCGACAGAGATAACTTCTGCTCTAGGAAGCAAAAGACGAAGACGCTGGGCTACAGCATCTCCTACACCATTGGCGTCTACACCTACATACAAAATGTCGTAATTCTCAAGGAAGTTAACGATTTGGAAATACTGGTCTTCCCAGTCATCTCCCTGAATCTCTAGCCAGTTAAGCACGCGATGGTCAAAATACCCAAATTCATCAGGTCTATCCCAGTCTACCCAAACCACGGTGACTACTGTGGAGTCCATTTTACGGGCAGGGTCAATACCTACAACTACAGGGGTACGGTGCCAAGCTTCTACGGTCTTCTGAGAAGTATCACCAAGCTCATCCATAACGCCTGAAGTAACGAACATACCGCGTTCTAGAAGCCACTTACAGTTGTAAGCCATCTGGAACTCATCAGAGTCCTCGCCAATACGAAGCATCTCTTTACGGACAAACTTTCCATAGTCCTCGCTAGCTCTGGCTACGTCACGCCAGTCCCATTGGAAGTGATTTTGCTTACCACCACGGCCAGTAGCGCGGCGTTTGTTAAGTTGAATAGCGCGATAGAAATTGTTTTTGTGAGTGGTAGGGGTACCAGTTTTTACCATAGTACCGTTAGTAGACGCTAGCATAGGACCAATTGACTTAGCCACAATAAAGTCATCTGCCTCTTGGCACTCATCAATAACGATAAGGTGGAAGGTCTTAGACTCAATCTTTGCTCTAGGGTTAGCTGTCATCATCATAACTGAGGAGTTAGACTTAAGAAGTTTAACTTGCTTAGTCACACCAGCGACTTTCTTAGCCTCATCATCAATCTCTGGGTCTTCAAGGACTGCCAACGCGTGCTCACTGGTAAGTCGTGAAATAACACGGGAGAACAGGGTTTCAGCCTGGCCTTCAACAGGGGCAAACAAACCTACCCACAGGCCGTCTTTAAAGCGACCTAGTAGGTCAGGGTACATCTTGGCAAGTCGTGGCAAGATAACCATCAACGCCGCTACGGTATCCGCCACGGTCTCAGACTTACCTGACTGACGAGAAGCCAGAGCGGTAATTTCTTCACCTTCGTTAATTACAACAGACTCGATAATACGTCTGGCTAAAGGCTCTTGATAAACGCGTAGTGGGTGACCGACTAAGGCAGTCATAAATATCATAATCTTATCAATTAGTTGGTCAACAAACTCACGCGACAGTTCATCCAGGCCGTCATCATACAGCTCTTCGTAGACCTCTAGTTGTTCTTCGAGTTCTTCATCTACTTCTTCAAAATCGTCATATTCACTCATATTATGCCTTAATAGTAAAGTAACCCTGAGCCGATAAGACTCAGGGTTACTAAGTGCCACACGGGAGAGAAGGAAGGTTGGCTTATTAATGATAACATAAAAAAATAATTAACTAGGTTAGTTTTCGTTTGTTCTTTTATCTAATTCATCAATTACAGCATGAAGTGCCTCAGCACCTAAAAGCACTTCTCTAAGCGCCTCTGGAGTACGAATGCGCTGGTAAATGTTAAGCAACCTACCTAATTCATAAATAGATTGGTCTGCCCACACACTCAGGTCAGGGGTAGATATGCGCTTAACTCTGCGGGATATCTTTTCAGAAAAAGGCTTGTCCCAACGCTTCTTTTTAAAAAGCTTTACCATTCTCTAATCTCCTTAGCTTCGGTTTTCCTAACTTTAAAGACTTTATTAAGGGCTTCGTCTTCATCGATTGGGTTACCCCAAAGGCCGATGGCATATCCCCTAGGGGCAAAAGGAACCCAGAATACTAGGCAAACCTTGCTAGCTCTAAATGGGTGTTCAGTTTCCTGGCTCCAGCCCCATTCAAACATTGGGAATACTGGGTGTTTTAGTTTAATAGTGTCAATGTATAGTGGACCAACTGATTTCATATTATTTATCCTTTATAGATGTTATCTAAATAACCCTTCATATCGTTTATCTGTGTTCTTTGGGCCTTGGATAATGCAGCCATGTCAGCGGGACCCATGTCTGGCCAAGAGTCTAGGCCAGAAGAAGTCAAGTACTTTCCCTTAGACGCTGCTGCTTTAAAACCTTCCCAAATCTGAACTGGAACTCCATTATATTGCCACCAAGTTCCGTCTCTAAATACTACTATCATTTTAAATGTAGTGTAGTCAAAACCAGCTTTTACTGTTCTGGGTCTTTTAGGATTTGTGGAAATAGTAGGAAGCATATTGGGCATGGATGCCGCAGGCTCATCGATTTCAAAGTTTTCATCTTCTGGAGCAGACGCCCCGTCTTGAGAGCCTTGCAGTAAAACGTCTAACCAATAGCTAGTATTTTCGCGGTCACCCATTAGTTATCACACTCGTGGTCTTCTATATCAAATTCAAGAACAAGGTCAAGGCAATGCTTGCATCTAAATATGCGCTCTTCATAGTCCGGCTCTTCATCATCCATCGCCTGTTCAGGTTGAGCTGTAATGTCTGGCTCTAGTGGGTCTTCCGGAGGATAGTACACATGACTAGGTACTGGGTGGGCTTGATAAGCCTGTGTTTTAATTATCTTCATTTGACCGTAATAAGTTTCTTCTTATAGTGTATTAATTAATAATAACAGATTTAGTTAAAGTTCTCCGTGATATGCTGGTCAAACTTTCCTTCTAGAGTAGCAATGTCTACTTTAAGGTCTGTGATGTCTTTTTTAATAGATAAAACGTCATCTTTAAGAGATGAGCCGTGATTTGGCTTAAGTTCTGACAAATAGTCTCTTACAAGAGTATTTACTATTTCGCTAGTGTGGCCTTTAATTAATCGGGCAACTATAAAGCCAATTAGGCTAAGAGCCGCACAGAGGCCAGAGATTGACGCAATAATTTGACTGGTATCCATAAAATCCTATTATCTAGTGCCCCACCAGTTGGTGTTAGGGTCCATGTATGAAAAAGTGGTTGGCTTTTCCGTTTGTCCCAAATATATTCTACGAATACCGAATCGCGTATCTTTTACTTGTGCAGGTTTAAATAGAGCTTCTTTTTGAAACTCTTTTTTAACTTTGTGTTTTTTTAGCTGTCCCATCGACCTTGCTCTTTCATATGAGTAGGTATTCCGGAAACTACAGGGGCATACACTCGCATAAGGGCATCAAAAAACTCTTTAGAGCGGCCTACAGGCCTCTCTAAGCGTTCATATACATCAGTAGATGTAATAGCGCCTGTACGGGCCGCTAGAGGCCCTTTACGGCGTATATCTACTTTAAGCTCGTTTTCCACGTGTTTTACGAGTAGTTGCCGGTTTAACAGTGGTTGTAGTTAAATCTTTAGGGGTAACTTTACCAAAGTTTGGTTCTCTGTTTTTTGCATCTAATGTAGGATTAGACCTATAGTCCACTTGTGCAACAGCTTTGCCACGTGTTTTTTTAACAGGAGTGGTTGTGGTTTTTACTGCAGTTGTTCCAGGTGCAGCGGTTGTTGTAGACCTTCTACCGCCCGGTTTAGCCTGTTGCTGGCTTGTACCTTGAAAACCAGGGCCATAACCCACTGAATCAAGTCGTCTTCTTTGTATCTCTCTGCCAAGGTCTCTATTTTTAGCAATATCTTCTATATCATTTCTAGCTTCAAGTCCCTTAGCCTCACGGTAAACTTTTTTATCTTCTGCGTCATTGTGAAGACCATAGTGGCGCTCTTGCCAATCACCGTAGTTCTTGTAATCTTCTGCAGTCCAGCCGTTACCGGTTCTTCCTCCGCCGCCAGTTGAGCTACCTCCAGTTGAGCTACCGCCATCTGAATCAGTAGTTGATCTAGTTCTTCCCATGAGAATGTTTGTAAGGTTCCTCATTTTTGCAAAGCCGCCGTATTTTTCGGAACTTGCCATGCTATCAGCAGCAGATTTTTCAATATTATCAGCCATTATTAAATCCTATCTTTTTAGTAATTTTAGCAGTTTAAATAATAAAACCCCGGCCAAACGACCGGGGTTTTATTATTTAGTGATTAAGCCCAGAGGCTGTAAGTAGCAGTAGCAGTTGTAGTGCGGGCGTTACCTGCAGGGGTGGTAGAGTGTACAGTTCCTACCTTACCAATAACAGTTCCAGTTCCACCAGAAGCGGTTGTCTGAACTGCGGTTGAACCTGACACAAACACAAAGTTTGATGTGTCAATCACATATAGCACAGTGTAATCACCGTCAGTCACGCCAGTGATGCTAGCAGCGGTGAAGGTGTCACCTGCAACAAGGCCGTGAGTAGCGCTAGTAGCAATTTGAGTCAAAGCGCTTCCAGCAGTTCTCCATACACCATCAGCGGTCTTGCTAGCCTTTGAAGTAGTGCTTCCTGCGGTAAGGGTAATACCACGGTCAGCAAATGCATCTACAGCAGAAGTAGCAGTCTTACCAATTACGTTAGGAACTAGGTAACCGAAAGTACCGCTTGAGTAACCGCCATCTACGTTAGTAATAGCAGCTGAGTACTCAACCTTACCGACCTGACCAGTGATGGTTAGACCTGCAGTTGATGCAGTCTGGCTGGTTAGAGTGAAGCTAGTTGCAGTTGCAGCAGCTACGGTCTGAGAAGCAACGTTGAATACGCTGTTAGTTAGACCTGTAACGGTTACGACGTCACCGACCTGTAGGTTGTTCTGTGCGGTGTAGATGTACTTGGTGTTTGTAGTAGCGTCAACAGCAGCGGCAGTAACGTTGTAGTTAGCAACGCCCCAACCGACAACCTGTACAAGTGCGTTCTGACCAGTAACAGAAGTTCCTAGAAGTGCGTTAGTACCAGCAACCACAAAACCATCTAGGTTAGCGGCAACAACAGTAGCGCCAGTTACGTTTAGGCCAGCAACAGTGAAACCAGTGATGCTTACTGTAGTTGTTCCTAGAGTTACAAAGTCAGACAAGTTGTTTGGAGCAGTTACATAAATGTAAGCAGAACCAGACTTTGAACCAACAGCAGCAGCTGTTGCCTTGTACTTACCAGTATTGTATGCTGGGAAGCCGTAGTACGCTGAATCAACTAGGTTTCCGTCATATACAGGAGTTGCGTATGAGTTTCCGTTGATGGTCTTAGTGATTGAATCAACTGCTAGACGAGCGCTCTGTACTGGAGTGGTGTAACCCCATGAAGAGTCTCCTACAACCTCTAGTGATGCAGTCTTATTAGAAGCGGCAACTGAGTTAATGTTTGAAAGGGCCTGAGCAATAGTGAAGGTAGTTGTTGAAGGTACTGATAGGATTACAGCCTGGTTAACATCGAAGTGGTAAACAGCGATAGTACAAGCAGTGGTTGTGTTAGCAGGAGATGCTACAGCAGCAGCAGCGTTAGCAACTACTAGTGTGCTTCCAGTTGTACCAGCCAAAGCTGTGAAAGTACCGTTGTAAACAGCAGCAGTGGTTAGACCACCAGAAATGATAACGGTTTCACCAACGCTGATGTTGTGAGCAGCAGAAGTGGTTAGGGTAACAGTCTTCTGAGTAGTGTCAGCTGTAACGGTAGTTGCAGCAAGAGTTACTGATGAAGATGAACCTGTGGTCGCTAGAACGGTAGTACCAGCTGTTGGAGCAGCTACAGTTCCACCGATAGCATAAATACCAGTGTTTACTGTTGCACCTACGGTTAGACCGTGAGCGGCTGAAGTTGTGAAGGTAGTAACCTTACCATCGCTGCTTGCACCTGAGATAGTTACAGACTGAACACCTGCACCACCAATAGCGTTTGCAGCAGTAGTTGCGCGGTCGTCGTTTGACTGAATAGCGATGTTCTTCCATACGAAGTCAGTCTGGATGTTTAAGTTAGACGCAGCAGCAAAGTTTAGAACAACACCATCTACAAGAGTAGCAGGGTTGCTTAGGGTCAATGAAGTGCTGTTAATTGCAGTTACAGTAGTAGCAGCAGTGATACCGTTAGCGTTTGGTACACCAGGACCAGTAACTACCTGACCAACTACGATAGCTGAGTTAGACGCTGAAAGAGTTACGCTAGTGCTGTTAGTTACTGCACCAGAGATTTTTTGTGTGGTAACAGGGTATAGCGTACCGCTATCCTGCACGTCACCTAGGTTATTTGACATTAATTTGTACTTTCTCTAGAGATAGATTTAAAGACGTTTGATCGGAACGCCATATTATTAAGTATGGCGGGAGTTGTTTCGGATTTCTTATCTAAACCGAATTATTTTTTGTGCTTTGCTGCTTCTGCCTCAGACATTGAGTCCCAGACATCTTTTGCAATATCCCAGCCTTTTTTAGAAGGCTTGCCACGTTTAGCCCTATTAATAGCATCACCGCTTACTTCTAGAGTCTTGCCGGTCTTTTTGTATTCTTTATCAATATCTTTGATAGAACGCTTTGATTTAACAGCGTTAGCGGTGTCTTCTTCACGCTGGTTTTCTTCATTGTAGTAATCAATAAAAGCATCATAAGGGCTCATTCCGCCTTGGCCTTTATATTTACGGGGCATCTGCTCGTCTTTTGGGTGCATTACTTGTCGTTTTCTTTCTTACCAACGCGACGCTTGTTTTCTTTAGCGGTGTTCTTACCGTGCTTTAGAGCGCGTAGGTTTCCAGAGTTGTCGTTAGAGTGATTGTTGTCCTTGTGGTCAACATCCACGCCTTTAGGCAACTTGCCGTGTGTTTTTTCATATTTATATTTAGCGGCCGAAATAGATGTGCGTGAGCCATCCTTATTCACAACAGACATCATAGGGCGTCCGCCATTAGACTTTGAACCCTTAAATGGGCCATAAACCTTTTTACCGTCAGCTGTTTTACCAGCCAGGGTCTTGGTCTTCTTACCAGTTGCCTTTTTCTTTTCAGCCATTGTTCTTTTCCTGTTCTGCTTTGAACATCGCATTTCCCTTTTCCTCAGAGGCTTCAGGAGTCTCGTAGCGAGGGTCATTAGCCATTGCGTCATTATATTCATGTTCTGTGCTTGTAGGCTGCTCAGGGCTTCTCATAGAGGAGTTTAGAGCGTTTACAGCGGCTTCTTTCTGAGAAGAAGACATATTAGGGTTGCTGTAGATATCGGCAAGGCCCCTAGTTAATTTAATGGCGTTACTAAGGTGTCCCATAGTTTCACTATGTACTTTATCAAATTGACCATCAGTTGGTTTCATTGTGAGCTCCCGTAAGGTATTTGTGCAACGTTTGTTGCTTGTCCAGAAACATTATAGCGTTGGTAGGCACCTTTTGGACCAGTAAAGATACCATCATTAATTCTACGTGCATCCATGACATTTAGTCCTAAAACGGCATTATTTTGGGTGAATACACCTAGCACTTGATGCAGTTCGGGCGCACGGCCGTGTGCAAACTCCTCGTATAGCCCGCGTGGTTTCACTTTACTCCCAAGGCTTAGAGCCGTTAGGGTGCATCCGCTTGCTTTCCAGGTCTTCACACTTCTTACAGCCATTTACATAATCCAGGTAAGTGTGGTGAGGGTTACTCTTATCCCAGTCCCTAGCCGCGTTAGGGTCAGCTGGATGCCACTCATGGCCCGGCATATCGGTACGGGCCATGTGCTTTAGGTCAGAATCACTTAGGTGAGCTGTTACACCATTTCCAAAACTGTAGGTGTTCTTACCGGCTGCGTTGCGTGAGGTATCAGCACCGCTTTTTTTCAATTGCGTTTTCTTAGGTCTCATTACTTATTCTTCGCCTTACTTAGGAATCCTGACTTAGGACCAGGGTTATAAGCCTTGTCTGCCATTTTTTCAAACTTAGGGTTAAACATCGCATCGGTTCTAATGTTTGATTTTGCTTGAGCAGTTTTAAATAAGTTTAGACCTTCTCTAAAATGCCCGGTTCTACCCATAGTAGTCTCAGCGTTGTTAAACTCATTTTCTGTTGCCCTAGTTTTTTTAGACCACATTTTATTGTATTTTTGGTTAACAGGGCCGTCAGGATTGCCTAGGATAGCCTCTTTATCAGCTTTAAAACCCCGCTGAGTCATAATAGTTTGTGATTTAGCTATCTTACGTCTTTGCTTATTAGAAATGTTTGCCATTACTTTAGTATAAATGATAAGTGGGTGATTATAGCATTAATTGCTGAGAATATCCAGAGGGTAATTTTTGCATAGGGCGGCGCAGCTAGCACTGCTAAATAGGTATTCCTATTAAAACAAAGAGATAATCAAATATTTAATACAGTTTGCATAGCACGTGGTGATTTGAATTATAACGATTTAGTAACGATTTGGTAACGAAGCCGTAACGGCTGCGCCGCCTCCCCCCGCCCTTTGGGCACGAAGTTAGGCTACTGCCTAACTTTTTTGGGTCGTCAATCGTATCTGCGTCCTGCCGGCCTGTTTACCTGGCGTTCACCTAACCTACCCCCCCTGTTCACCTGCTGTTAACCTAACGATCTTGGAATTGTTCACCTGACGTTCACCTAACTAGCATTGTTTGTTTACCTAAGAGCCTTAGTCTGTATTTGTGAGCAACAAGGCTCACACAAAACAAAGGGGCAACAAAATGGAAAATGTAAAGCGTTATACCTTCGGGGGTTTCACCTTCGGCGACAAGGGAATGTTCAACCTGCTAGTTCACACTCTCGGGGCTAACGGCTCTGGTACAGTTGTGGAAATCGCATTGGAACTAACACCAGCAGAACGCCAAGAACTAATCACAGTACTAATCACCTTGGCTAAAGTAGAACCAGCAGAATAAACAAACAGGCGACGGGGGGGAGCAATCCCCCCCTGAACCCCTAAACAAAGGACAAACAAATGCCAACACACTGGCTTGTAGTACTAGGCTTAGTAGTATCATTTTTACTAGGCAGGCTTTACCAATACACACAAGATCACCTAATAGATAAGGACACAAAATGATAAAAGAACAAATCTGGGCAACCCTATCCGACCAGCCAATTACAAAAACCGCTAATCAGTTAGTGAACGAGATAGAGTATGCTCTAGACTACTATCACCAACAGGACTGGGATGACAGCCCAGGATGGCGTGAGTCCTTCTGGACTGGGCTAGACTTGTTGGAGCGTAGTCTAGGCTTGCCAGAAGGCTCACTGGGTGGCGACCACGATGAAAAGTGTGATTGCGGACACAAAGTTATGTAAGTAATCAGCCAGCCAGCCCCCAGCGATGGGGGCTGGTCTTGGCGTTCTCGGGGAGCAGAGGAGACCCTCGCCAACTCAACAATAATACCTGGCTATGATATACATAGCCTAGGTATTATAAGGCTATTAGGCAGCTTTGCTGTCAATAGCCTTTGTTGAGTTGGGCCCCTAGGTGAACATTAGATGAATAAAAATGATCTAAGTTGTTTGCCAAGTGTTCATCTTAGAGAGAGGGTGATCTATTTCTAGGTTGCTAGACTGAGAGGACACACCACGCAAGGGGCGTGGGTGTAGAGAGAACCAAATGCTAAACGCACAAATCGCCCGTGAAGCCATTGCCGTCAAGAACGCTCAAATCGCATACTTGCGTGAGCGTATCGCCCAAGGCTCTTGCTGCCACGGCAAGTTCACTGCTGGCTACGACATGGAAAACGCTTGCTGGACTTGCGAAGATGTCGGCTACCACACTCTAGAGGAGCAGGGCTATTCAGCTGCCGTTTACTACATCCAAGACGAACGCCGCAAACTTTGGGCTAAGCGTTTTGCGTATCTAGTGGAACGCTACGAGGGCAACCACAACGCTTTGCTCCAAGCCATTGAGCAGTATCTAGAACTCTACAAGTCAGGACACTAGGAGGGATTAGGCAAGCCAGCCGGAGACCCCGGCTGGCTAAGCCTTGCCAACTCAACAAAAAAGCCTGTAGCATAGCTAACAGGCTTTTTTGACAATT